CAGTTACATTATCTGCATCTTTAATAGATAACAGACCAGCCTCCATACTAATAATTAAAGTCTTACCTGGTGCAGTAGCGCACGTTGTTGTTTTACCGGCGCCAGAGGCACCATAAATTAAAAGTTTGGCCCCTTGGTTTTCTACCAACTGGCTAGGACTTTTAATACGTTCTAGGATATTCGACATATTCTTCTCCATAAATAATAAAAACCTATTTTAAAATAAAAAAATATAATATACAATAGGTCAACTAGATAAATTAACGGAATGTATAATGAACGAAATTAACCCAGTACAATGGAAGGTTAATTATCTTTGGAGAATAAAGAGTTTAGCTGATAAAGAACTAAGCGTCTACACGTCTCAAAAGATTGAACCTGAATATAAGGAGCGAGAAGTGAGAAGAATAACCCTAAAGGAGTATATCGAATTTGTAGGTATTGAACCTGCGGCAGAACTGTTTGGCTGTTCGCCAGCATCAACCAAAGCTTGGAGATATGGGATCAGACAGCCCTCTATTAAACAAGCTAAAAAAATTATTCACGCCTCTGGCGGGAGATTAGATTTTGAATCTATCTTTGGACCTGTAGAAGATGGTGTTGAATAAAAGTGTTCAATTTAAACGTAACAGCGCAGGATTCTGCGTTGGACTTAGCTCTTGCGTATGCTGAATATGGACTGAGCGTTATACCTCTTCAGAGGCATAATAAAGTTCCGCCTAAAGAATTAGGCAGTTGGGAAAAATACAAGACAGAGCAACCAACGACAGAACAAATAGAGAAATGGTTCAAGGGGAGAAACGATTTAGTTGTAGCCTTGGTCTGCGGTAAGTTTATTGTCGTAGATGCAGATACACCTGAATCAGTTAATTGGGCAGAAGCCAATTTACCAGTAACACCTTTTAAGGTAGCAACTGGTAAGGGTATGCACTATTACTATAACAATCCGGAAAACTTTACAACTTACGTAGCTAGAAGGACTGAATCAACAGACCCAGCTAAACTTATTGACTTACGCGGCGTCGGTGGCTTAATCATTGCTCCACATAATATACATGCTACTGGCGCCATCTACGAACCTATTGTCATACATGACTGGGGCCTAAACGACGTTGATGATCTTCCGGACTTTACCAAAGAACTATGGGTAAAGATTACCGGAGCAGAGAAACTAAACGGTAAGCCTATATCTGCTCCGTTATCAATCAAGGGTGTAAAAGAAGGAAGTAGAAACGACCAAGCAGCAAGACTTGCTGGTTATTTAATAGCTAAAGATATTAATGTAGACTTTGTAGAGTTTTTTGTTCAATCTTGGAACAGGCAAAACAATCCGCCTCTTGATCATACAGAAATATCTACAACAGTTAATTCAATACAAAAGACGCATGATCGTAAAAACCAACAGGCACCTGCTTATATAAAAAGTACGCATTCAATTACTGAGCCAACTAACTTATATAGTCCTCCAGGTGTTCTTAAAGATATATACGATTACTCGGAGAATATAGCCAAGATATCCCAGCCAGCTATAAGCATGCAAGCTGCGTTATCTGTTGGATCTGTTGCGGCAGGAAGAATGTATAGAACAGATATGAATAACTTTTCATCTCTATTCTTTATGTGTATTGCTAAATCAGGTCAAGGTAAAGAAAACGTAAAGACTGTCGTTGAATCCATATTAGATAAAGCAGACCATTCTGACTTGATGGCTGGTGATGGCTATACATCTAGTGGTGCTATCTACTCTTTACTTAGATATAAACCAACTCATATAACAGTTATGGATGAATTTGGTAAACGTCTTGAAAGCATATCTAAATCATCTAACTCAAACAAAGAAGATGCCCTGCAAGTGTTAATGGAGACTTGGGGTAGGTGTCATGGTGTCTTGCGTCCAGATAACTATTCAATGATGACGCTCAATCAAAAGCAACAAAAAGAAGCTATGGACAGGTCTACAATTAAACCTGCTATCACCTTAGTTGGTATGAGTGTTCCAAAAAACTTTTACGGTGCTTTATCAACTGGTCGTATTGTTGATGGTTTCTTAAATAGATTTATTGTCGTTGAGTCTCACGTGCCAAGAAGTGTTGGCAGAATGATACCTTATATTGAACCACCTAAATCTGTATACGATTGGGTGACTGATGTAAGGCAAACCAATAACGAAATGGAGCAGATAGCTAGAGATAACGCTGAGCTAGACTTTAAACAACGCATACTTACCTTTGACGATGATAGTAGAAATCTGTTGGAAAAGCTTGCATACGACTTAGTAGACCAACAAAACAAATTAGAAAAAGAAGGCTTAGAAGTATTGCTATCTAGAACTAGAGAGAAAGCTATGCGTCTTGCTTTGATAGGAGCCTTAGCAGATAACAAGCGAGCTAGAACTATAAGCGGTGATATAACTCAATGGGCTATTGATTACGTGTATTACTACGACCAGTTATTAATAGAGTCCTGTAAAGATAAAGTTGCAGGATCTGAAATGGAAGGACGTATCAAACAGATACTTAGCTTTATTCGCTCTCAAGGCGAGTGGGGTATCAGTAAGCGTGATATTGATAGACGTGAAATATTTAGAAGTATGAAGTCGTACGAAGTAAAAGAGATTATAGAAAGACTTAAAAACTCAGGAGAGATACAAGAAAAAGATGTGAAGAAGTCTAATACGGGTAGACCAACAAAACGTATTGTTGCAATAGACCCTGAATTTTTTAACGAGGATTGATGAGAAGATTTATAGGTAATTTAATTAGTAAATTTTTAGAGTGGTCTTTCCAAAGAAAGGAAGACAAATTTATGAGACAAGCATATGAAGATAGACAGAAGGGCCTTAAAAGAAAGTGTAAGTGATGTAGGCTTGGGTATTGTTATAGCAATACCCTTAAGCTTTGCTGTATTGAATGTATGCACTTATTTTGAATTGCCCAATCTAACCATTTCAATAATACAAGTTGCAGTCTTTACAATCGTTGGAATTATTAGAAAGTATTGCGTAAGAGTAATATTTAAAAAAGGAGATTAAATGAAAGTTGCTTGGCAGTTATTAAAAGATTTTTTAGAAGAGTGTATATCAGAAGGAGTTCAACCAGATCCGGAAGAATTACTTGAGATGATGCAAAACTTTGAACAGGAGATATAAATGGAACAACCTAAACCAAAAATGGAAAATATTAACGATCAAAAACGAGAGGAACGTGTTGCTGGTTTTATAGAAGGACTCTGGAATGTTAGATGTCATAAGCTTCCAGTATCATACGGCCTAGATTACTGGTGCGAAAGCAAAGAAGTTTCTTTTTGGATGGAAGTAAAATGCAGAAGTTTTGGTATAGATAAGTATGACACTTTATTGTTATCGTCCAGCAAGTTGCGAATGGGTGCTGCTTTATCAGCTGCAACCAATCATCCTTTTGTTATTGTTTACGCTATGACTGATAGCGTTTACAGTCATACGTGGCAAAGAGATAAGGTGTATGACGTTAGGTTTGGAACAGTAGCAGAGCCTATATACGAAGAAGATTCAGAGCCATACATACATTTTAGTAGAGATGAGCTTGAATGTTTGTCGCCGCATCCTCTTGGATTCGATAGAGAAGAAATGGGATTAGTTAAAAATTATAATAAGGATAAGTAATGGTAAATAGTAGGAACAAAGGCGCTCAGTTTGAAAGAGATGTAGCCAAAATATTAAACGAGTTTTTTGAGGCAGAAGGTATTGATTATCAAACTAAAAGAAACTTAGACCAATACCAAGGTGCTGGACAATGTGATTTGAATATGCCCTATCATGCTGTTGAGTGTAAGTTTTATAAAGAAGGTACAGGATTAAAAAACGCTTGGTGGAACCAGGTATGCGAATCTGCGCAAGGAAGAATACCAGTTTTAATATTTAAGTTTAACAGAAGGCCAATACAAGTCTGCATACCTTTACATGCGATTAATACTGAGTGGGAAGAAGACAATAAAAAGATAGCCTTTATGCCTATGGACGAATGGTTAGAAATATTAAGAAGAAATTGGAAAATTTATTCTATGTTAGATAGTCTTAAGAGTGTTAATTAAACAAGTCTTTGTTGCCTTTCAGCTATTTCTATATTAGCCGGATCTCCTCCTAATAGAGATCTGCTTACAGGGGCTTGTATCTGTGGTGATAGAAAAGCTGTTTCTTGAACTTCTGGTAGCTCTAATGGAGTAACAGCTATTGGAGCCTTTGGATCTACTCCCTCGTTCTCAAACTGTCTTTCAACATATTCTCTTCCTTCTCTAATTCCCTCTGTTGGAAGTTGTATTCCTATGGATCTTCTTATAGGTTGTCCTATACCAACGCTATTTAAAATTGTTGGAAGCTCGTCTAGCAGTTGTTTGTTAGATACATTTCCAGCAAGCCAGTTTGTAAACCTTTTGCTACCAAGCATCATAGACAAACCTCTCATCAAACCAAACTGAGGTAATGCTTGAAGCGGTCTAAATATAATATTGAACATTAAACCTTGAGTAAATAGTCCACCGCCTCCAGCAGCTCTTTCTCCACCTGCTATAAACTTAGCTCTTTTTGCAGCTTCTTTTAAAAGATTAAATTGTTCATCGCCAAAAGTTTCTTTTAGTACAGCCTCTCCGTAACCGGATGGAGACATAATCGCATCGTAGAACTTGCCTTCGTTAAATAGTTTTTCTATAACGTCATCTCCAGGCTGAACATAATCATTTAGTATTTTTCTCATCGCAGCATTCTGGAACTCTTTATACTCAACTGATTCTGGCCCAAGTATTTGTTTTACTCTTGCAATATCTTCTGAGTTACCAGGCTTGAACAATGTATTAACTATGTTTTCTGAATCTATATTACCGCTTTGTATTTTTCTAAAAGCTTCTATTTTTCCAAGGTCTGTTAATTCTTCCTGAGCCAGTATTTTGGCATTTAGATCTTCTATAACGTGATCTACGTTTGAGCCATTTCTTAAAATATTATTTAGCTCAGTCCTATCGGTTACGTTTATTAAGTTATCAGCTTCTCTTAAAGATTTAAGCAATTCATTCTTTTGCGTAGATCCAAACAAAGTATCTGCTGTTGTTCCGTAACTTTCTATTGCATTTGCTACTTGTCTGTAGTTGGTTACAGATCCTGTTCTTTGAGTTTTGCTTACTATTTCTCTTAAAAACTCTCTTTGTAAAATACCTTTTACTTCTTCAGAGCTTTTAAAAGTTAAATCATCTACTTTAATATCTGCATCTTTTAATATTTTTCTGGTTTTTTTATCGAAAGCCAAATCTTTTCGCAAAGGTGCTTTAGATCTATCAACCCTACCTGTTCCTTCTATCCTTGCTTTTCTAAAGCCAGAAGTATCTACGTCTAAAGTATCTAAAAATCTTTTTACTTGATCGCCGTTGTTTTTCTTTAATACAACCTTGCTGAGTATTTGGTCAATATCGTAACCACCCATACTAGCGTCAGTCATTATTTTTTTAACAATACCTTGGTCAAAAGCTTCCATACCTTTAGAGTAAAAATCGTTAGCAATTTTTATAGCTTGTATTTGAGCTGTAATTTTCTTTTTACTAATTTTATTATTATTATCAATATCGTCTATTACTTTTTTATGGTATGCAGATTGTCTATTCAATCTATTTATTTCGGTTTGAGCTATTTGTTTAAGAGAAACAAAATTAGGATTTTTTTGTATGTCTTCTAATATCTGTCTTTCTGTATTTATTTTAGCCATTTCTGCAGCTCTTTCTTCTTGAGCTTTAGCTAACTGATTTTGATATTGTTGTTTTTGCTCCTGCGTTAGCTCTCTAGCCCCTAATCCTAAACCTCTGTCGCTAGGATTTATGCCGTCGTCTAATATTTTTTGGTTGTAATTTATATTGTCTACGGCTTGAGCAAGTCTTGTTTCTGCTATAGTTATATTGGTCTGAGCCCCTTGAATTCTCTCTAATAATTCTGGATTTTGAGCTTCAATTAGTTCGTCAAGATAAACTCTTGCTTGAGCGCTAATATTTTCGTCAGGTCTTGCAGCGTCTTGAATTAATTTATATATGTTTTGATCAGCAACGCTTTTAAGTTCTTGTATTTTAACTGGAATAATATTTTCTATAGCATTTTTTGATTCAGCTCTATTTTGTTTAAAAAAGCTTTGCAAGCTTTCGTAAGCAAAGTCAGATCCATCTTCTAGCTTTTTTAAAGTCTCGTCTATAATTGTAAGCATGTCGCTTCTGTGGGCGCCTTCTAAAGTGGCAAAGGCGTTTTGTCCTGCTTCAGTAATTCTATTAGCAGATGCTAAATCTGATCTCAAATCAATTAATTCTTTTAAGCTTAGGTTTTTGCCAGTTCTGTTTAAAAGGTCTTGATAGGCTTGCAGCTGAGGTCCTGCTTTTATTGGATCTATGTTTCCGCCAGCGTCTATAGAGTTTTGAACAATTATATCTACGTATTCTTTTAAAGGAGATGCGTCAATAAACTCTGCTTGTCTTCCTAAGCCAGACTTAGATGCAACTTTACTTGCTTCTAGGCCAGGACCAATATCTCTAGGTATTTCAAAAAACTTTCCAACACCCTCATATATTTTTCTTTGATTAGAGTCCCAAGCAAAGTAAGCGTCATGCGTTAGTTCTCTAATATCGTTACCTGCTTGAGTTGTTACAGGTGATGAAAATGCGTCAAAGTCGGAAAGAATATCATTCATCGTTCTGCCTAGATTTGCATTTGCTTTGTCTAGTTTTATATTCAAATCGTCAAAAGCTGTTGTTAATTTTCTGCCAACTTGTTGACCTGCAATTACGTCAGCATATGAATCTCCGTAACCTCTTTTAATAGTTTCTTCTATAGTCTGATCAAATGATGATGCTAAATCGTTTGTAGATCTAACAAGATTATTGGTATCGGTAATTAAAACATCTCTTAGTCCACCCCTTCTACCTTTGTACTTTGAAACAGTTTCTGCAATAGATTGTAGTAATCCTGTGATAGGACTATCCATCGCTGATATAGCTACAGCGCCTTTGTATTGCTTTCCTGTTGCAGAATCTACAACGCCTCTGGTAGATATGGCACCTGCCATTTTTAAATCTTCTGCTCCAAGCTTTCCTCTTGATAAGGCTTTTTGACCAAAGGTGTGTTTTAAAAACTTTGCGCCTAATCCAAATACTGCTTCACCTGCAGCACCTATTGCTGCTTCTTTTGCTAATAATTCTGCTACTTCTCCAGGAGTATTATCTTGTAATCCTGCGACATATTCTGTCGCTTCTTCAGCAGCCTTACCTGCAGCTGCTCCAGCTCCTGTACCAGCAGATATAATTCCTAGTTGTTTGGTACTTATATGTTTTAATCCAGGATTTTGAGGTTTTAGTTTTCCTCTAGTAAATATGGATCCTCCTATAGAACCAATAATAGGTCCATATATTCCTGCAAAATCTGAAAAGTCGTTAAAAGAAAAACCGCTTTCGTCTATGATTACGTTTTTAGTAGATGTTGGTTGTATACCAAGTCTTTCCAAACCTTTGGGTGTTAGGGCTAAATCTCCCTTACTGTTTCTGGTAAATCCTTCTCCACCTACAGCTTCTTCTAAAACTCTTTCTTTTCCGCCAAGAGTTTCCATCGCTCCAAGCTTTATTCTTAACCAGGGTGCTTGAACTCCAGATTCGTAATCAAACTGCTCTTTATCAAATTGAGTTGCCATTTGCTTTGATTTAGCGTCAACAAAACCAGCCTCTCCAGACTTATAATATTCTATAGCCCTAGCTTTAGCGTACTCTGGATCATCAGTATTTACCTTTATATATCTAGCGTTAGGCAGTCTTACTTTTATAGCCATTAATCTATTACGTCTTCTTGAGTTACTTGAACTTCTGTTTCTTTTGTTTCTGTAGTAGTTCCTTCAACCGGATCAAAAATTGCTAGGTTAGGAATTAGCTCTCCGTATTCAGCTCTATAAAACCTAAGATCTCTTTCATTTTTTACTTTTTGTTTATTTAAAGTTGACTCTACAAGATTTAATAAATTTATAATTTCAGATTTGTTAGAGATTGGTTTTTCTAAATTACCAATTAAATCTTTAATTAATTTTCTATCAGCATCTGAAATAGTTTTTCCTTTTTCATCCAATATAGCCTGAACCATTCTTGCTTCAAGAAACTGCGTAATATTTTTTGCAGCAACAGAGCCTCTTAACTCTCCATCTGCTCCAAACAAACCTTCTATTTTTCCTCCTAAACGAGATATAAAACCAGTGGCACCTGTAACATCTCCAGATTGTAAAAATCCTCTTAACTTAGCTATTTCTGATTTTAACAAATTAGCTTTTTCTACTTCATCTGCTGCTGTACTATATAGTTTTGCCACCTCATTTATATCAGATGTTTTTAATTCTCTAGGTTTGTTCTTTTCTTCTTGTTCTTTTAAAAATTCTGCGTAAGCTAATTCTTCAGCAGTCTCTGCTTCACCAACTTTTTTAGCTGCATTCGCAGCACCTATAGCCAAACCGTCAGCAAGGTTGGTTGTACCAGCCAAAGCTGCTGCCATTTCTTCCATAAATATATTTCTATTTCTTGTACCGGTTCTTGCTTTTTCTTGCTGATAAGCCTCTGATTTTTGTTTGTCAAAACCCTGTATTGCAGATATTACATCTTCAATACTTTTTATTTCTGTTTCTATTTTCTTTCTATCAGCTTTTGCTTTAGCAGCTTTTGTTTGAGTTTTGCTTTCTTCTACTTTTTTTAATTCTTCTGCAATAACATCTTCTTGAGGTTTAGCTACTAAAGATACTTCTTGATCCTCTTCAGCATCTTCATCTTCTACAGTTGTTGAAGCGGCTAAAGGTAATACTGATGTACCAATAGCAGTAGATTTACCTAAAGGGCTTAGCTTAGTTACTTCTTCTGTTATTTCTGTAAGAGGTCTGTTGGGACCAGCGACTCCGCCTGGTAATCTTTCGCCAACAAATCTTCCTGTACCTTGAGCTCCTTTTTTAGTAAAAACGCTGCCCAAGCCTTTTAATATACCTCTTCCTGCAAAAAGGTCTATACCTGGAGTAAATTGTTTTAAGCCTGGATCGTATATTAAAAAGTTGCCTGCATCTGAATGTATTCTATGATAGGTCGGAGCATCTATACCGTATCTATCAAGAAACGAATCAAATTCAGGATCTACACCTTTATCATATACTACTTGAGATTCTCCGCTTGCGTGTTTTTCATACAAAGGTAAGGTTTTAACCTCATCTCCTTTTGCAAACATTCTTCTTTGCAATATATTCATTTTAAAATCCTGAGTAAAACTGGTTATAGTAAGCAGAATTAGTTCCTGGAGGCGCATATCCGCCGCCATAATTAATTCCTCCACCTCCAGGAACGTTTAAATTTCCGCTGGTAGAAGTTCCCCCTGTTACTGGAGCTCCCCCTGTTACTGGGGTTCCCCCTTGCTGTTGTTGTAGTTGAGATTGAAGGTTTGCTATTTGTTGCTGCAAACTGCTTACATCAGTTGACTGAGGGGCTTGACCTTGATTTTGAAAAGATCTAAAAGTTCCTAAACCAGCCGCTAATCCTGCATTTAAAGGATCTACTGGAGCTCCATATGCGCTTGTAACTTGGGTTTGTCCGCCTCTATATTGAGGAGCAAATCCTTGAATAAATTTAAGAGCTTGCATCGGATCCTCTCGTAAAGATTGTTGATAATCATATTGTCTTCCAAGCTGAGTTTCTTTTAATTGTCTTGGAACAGCTCCTAGACCCATCAGTTCTCCTCTTTCTGCTTGTCCAAGTCTTTGAAGAGTTGCACCTATTCCTCCTAAAGAAGCTCCGTATCCGGACAAGTCTTGTCCAATACCTCTTTCAAATTCTGCAGCTCTTTGTAAAGCGCCTCTGCCAAATTCTGATTCTCTTTGAGCTGCGCCTAAAGCTTGAGTATATCCACCGGATCTAATTCTTGATAAGGCTTCTCCAAGACCTCTGCCTAAAGCAGCCTGTCTTTCACCAGCGCCTAATCTTGCTCTTGAACCAAAAGCTGATTGACCGCCTGTTTGAATGTCTCTTGCTCTAGCTGCTATATCTTGCTGAGCGCCTCCTTTCATTACATCTTGAATAGTTTGTTGTACTACTTGTTGTTCAAACGGATCGTAAAATCTTCCTACATCACTTGGTTGAAATCCTCTTAGAGTACCTCTAGATAAACCTCTAGCTGTTCCTAAAGTCCCCATACCGCCGAGTATTGCTTGCTCTTGCGCTTTTAAATATGGCTCGTATCCACCAATACCGCCGTAAGCTCTTTGTATTGCAGCGGTTTCTAAAGGAGAAAGACCAGCAGTCTGTCTCATTGTTGGGCCAATATCTAAATATCTTTGCGCAGCTCCTCTCGCCTGTTGTATTAAACCTGCATAATCAGGAGATCCAAAATATAATTCTCTTACAAACGGATCTGATATTACTTGAGTTCTGTCAACTCCTTGCAAGACTGGATTAATTGGTTGCGCCATTATATTGCCTCAAAAATATTCATTAACTCGCGCATGTTTTCTACGCCTTTTTTACGAGATGGTTTACCGCCTGATACTAACTCTATACCTGATTTGTTTTTCTTTACGTTAAATGCACCAGCACCTTTGGTTGCTTTTGCAGTCATCACATATTCACCGTCGCTTAACATCGCAGGTATATCATCTGAAGTACCTGTACCTGGGCCTGCTGACTCGCCGCCATCTCTCATATCTAATTCAGCGACTCCTCCCATATTAAAATATTGTCTTGTAGAAACTAAACCGCCTCCAGCAAACTCTAAAGCTTTTGGCGCCGGTCCTAAACCAAACTCGCCTCTAGTCCCTCCTGTTCCTAATTCTTTTGATAACTGATATCTACCAAGCTCATCCATCATTACAGCAGGTGTTGCGGCTAATCCGCCTTCTCTTTCTTTAGCAGCGTCGTATGCAGCTTTACCAACAAGCCCTGCCAATCCTGCTGTTGCTAAGTTTCCGCCAAACATTCCGCCGCCTCCTGTAAGAAAACTAAGCGGACCTGTTTCCTTGTTTGGATCTATATTTAAAATTTTATCTGCAAAACTATCCGGACCAAATAATCCAGAAAATCTTTTTACTGGGTTTGCAGCTTCCATTAAAGACATTCCTTCTGCAGCTGTATATGTTTTACCCGCAGCATCTTTATATCCTTCTAATACTGTATTTCCATACTCGTCTGTTCCTATTATTGGTTCAAGACCTTCAGGTAGTTGTTGTCCTCCCATTCCTATAAGACCTTGTAAAGGACCTCCTCCAAGCATTCCTTTAAGACTCATTATTCCTTTTAAACTATCAAAACCACCTGCAGCTCCTCCTGCAATAGACGAGATTCCCGGTATTTTAAGGCCTGCTATACCTTTGGCAGCTCCTGTAGCTATTTTGCCAATTGTTCCTGCTGCCTTACCTAAACCTGGTATTTTACTTAATCCGCCTAAAACTTTTCCTCCAAGCCCTCCAAGAACTCCACCCAAAGCCGTACCGACTCCTGGTATTAAAGTAGCAATAGGTGCAACTTTCTTAACAACTTTCTTTACAGACTTAAATGTTTTCTTCCACCAACCAAACTCTGGCATTCCTGTAATAGGATTAATAGACATACCTGCGCCAACAGTATATTCATCCGGAGATAGGCCTACAGCCTTCATCTCAGCTTCTATACGAGCTCTTGTTTCTGGAGAGATAATAGGTGGTACGACCATTTCGCCTTGGGCGACGTGAGCCATATATTGGTCTTCATCTCTACCTAGTTTTGCTAATCCTTGTCCGCTATTGTCTATTTTATTCATCATACTATTGTAACCTTAATTTTCTTTACTGTTAATTGATTCTTCCTCAGAATTAAGCCAAAAAACCAACAAATATCTATCGCCTTCCTCAACTGCTAAGCCTCGATGCATATGAGTATAGCTAGGAAATATTAGACCGCTACCTGTCGGTAAAGGCTCTACGACTCCCCTGTTTAAAAATTCTGTTCCGCCGCCTTTGTAATCGCCTGTATTTAAAGGTACTACAATACTAACATCTGAACTGGCGTCGTGGTGCCAGGCACCTTGTTTTTTATTTTTTAAATTATAATTTGCTATCTGTATATTGCCACCTGTAACGTAGCGGTTCCATATCGTTAATAAGATTGGATTAACAAAAGATTGAACTACGTGTAGCAAAGAGTTGTATAACTCTGGACATTTTTCACTTAAAACTATTTCTGGTATTTGTCTAAGTTCGTCTTCTTCTGGATTCGGGCAAAATGAAAAATGTTTTTGCATATTGCTTATTTCATCTAATAATATTTGGCAAAACTTTTCTGAAAACAAAGGAACGGTATATACATCTTTTAAAGGCTCTGATATAACGCTTGTTAAAGGATTATCTTCTGGGTTACTAACTCCCATACTCTTATAAAAGTCTACGATATTTGGAAGAGATGCTTTGGCTTTTTCTAGGGTTTCTTTGTTTAAAAACCAATCAGACGGATATGCGAGTAATAGATTTTTAAGCTTGTATTGTTGTTCTTCTAAATATATTTTTTCTGCTAGCATGTTGTTCCATATGTTAAGGCGTTGAAACTGTTACGCTTCCTAACGCTGATGTAGCAGAAACTCCTGTTAAGTAAGTGCGATGGCTCGTTAAATCAATAAACTCAGTCCCGTCAAATACTTGTAGCGTTTCTGTTGTTGTATTAAATATTAGCGTGCCTTGATTAAAATTCAAAGAATCACGTTCAGTAGTCGACAATTGTATCGTATTATCTGGATCTACTGATCCTAAGTTTATCTCTAAAATTCTTATAAGTCTATTAAAAACAGAAGCTGGCACATATTCACCTGTAGCAATCGGTAGTTGAGTTTGTAATAGTTTGCTCATCTTCTACCGTCAGCTTTAATATCTATTCTGGTCGCCCCCAATCTCCAACCAATACCTAAGTTACCGTCGTTATCAGCGTCGTCGTTTGACTCAAAGCGCAATACCATTTGTCTTGCTCTGCCTCTAACATACGCTTGTTGCGTTGTTTCGCTTATTTCGTTTGTTGAGTTAGTTGTTAAAGAATCTCCAGGAAAGTTTCTGGTTTTAACAACAATATTAATCGAGCCGTTATTTTCGTTTTCTATAAATTTAAAGTCAGGAATAATTCTTCGTATAAAAGTAAATTGATCGCCCTCGCCTATATCAAAGTCAGAACTTTCTATAAAAACGTTAGTCATCGGCGATCCGTCTGCGTCAAATCCTATTTCTTGTTGATATAAATATCCGCCGTTTACTGCTCTTGGAAAGTTTTCTATACCAGCATCTAGCCAAGCCGTTCTGCTTAGTTGGCCATACGTCCAAAGGTTTTCCATATAGTTATAAATAACATATCTGTCTATTTCGTCGCTGCTAGAAGAACAATAAAACCAACCTACTTCGTTTTTATCAGCAATAGTAAAAGCGTTTATTTTAAATGACTGTACTAAGTTAATATCGTTGAATACGTAATTATGAACGTTACAAGGTATGGTTTGAACGCTACCGTTATAGCTATAAAAATTATTGTAACCCATCCAGTAAATAGCTGAAGGCGCTGTTACTGCTGCTTTAGGTCCAACCAGTCCTGTTCCTTCGTTTACTAGGTTTACTGCAAAAGTAAATGGCGGTCCAACAAACTGCATACTATATAAAGCAGTATCGGTCCATACAAGTATTTCTTGCCTTGATTTAACAGCTCCAATAATAGATGAGCCAGATGATAGTCTTAACGAACCAGCAGTATTAGTAATTAAAGGCTCAAACTGTAAATTATCTTCTTGATCAGAAAAAGCTATAAGCATCGGATCTACTGTACCGGTTCTAGCTGTACCTGCATCATTTAAAGGATCTGCTCCTAATACAATTAAATGCCTGTCTTTTTCAGAAGTAATAACTTGTAAGCCTACGGTTGGAACCAAGTTAGCTCCTGATATACTAGACATGTCTACAGCTCTAGTATCGGTACCATTATTTTCTGTCCATTGATAGATACCACCGCCTCTAACATTCATTATTAGGTTTTCGCCAAAGTGATCATGCGTCCAAAGTCTTAGCTGGTTTATTACAGATAAAGCTGTAGAAGAACCAAAGGTTCCCTCGCCCCAACCGTTTAAGCCCCAACCAGTACCAGGTATATATACATCCAGTCCTACGTTTATTTGGTAAGTTCCTACAGTACTTGAGCCTCCATTTCCTGTATCACTTGAGTTTGCTGTTACAGTATCGCCGTTAGTATCTTTAGCTGTAATGGTATAAGTGTCGGTTGTTACTGATACTATTTGATATTCTTGGTTTAAAACGTCCGCTGTTATATTGCCACCTAAACTTACTGCATCTGAAAACGTAACAAAATCGTTTTTAACTGCGCCATGCGCAGTATCACTTACAGTAATAGTTGAAGATCCATCTGTTGCGGCAAAGGTAACATCTCCTGCTGCTGTAGTAGTTCTTATAGGTGTAACGTCGTTAAAGTTAGAACCTTCTTCTATATAATATTTCCAAGTGGTACCAAGTCCTAAGTATTTAGTTCCTTCTAAAGCAACCCAAGGATGCAAAGCTCTGCAAGTTCCAAGAAAAGTATTAGCAGTATTTTTAGTCCATCCGCCAA